ACTTTTGTGAGCGCCGACCATGCGGGTATCCCGCACGACTTCGTGTGTCTGTCGGATCTGAAGCGTGGCGACGTGGTGCCGCTGACGGAGAACTGGCCCATCTGGTGGTCCAAGATGGAGATGTTCAAGCTGCCGGGACCGTGCATCTATTTCGATCTGGACACCATCGTCTGCGGCTCGCTCGAACAAGCCGGCGAACTAGCCAGAACGGTTCCGTTCGCGATCCTGCGTGATGCCTACCGGGGCAAGCACAATCCCTATGCCATGCAGTCCAGCGTGATGATGTGGAACGAGAACATCCGCCCGCTCTACACGGTGTTCGCCATCGACGCGCCCCGATACATGAAGATGAAGGGTGGCGATCAGGCATTCATCGAAGACGTACTACGTACAACTACGTACATCCAAGACGAGTTGCCCGGTCAGTTCGTCTCGTACAAGGTGGATGTGCGCGGCAAGGGTGTGCCGAAAGATGCGCGAGTGATCTTCTTCCACGGCCAGCCCCGGCCATGGGAACAGGATGAGGTGCCGTATGTTTACGATGATCGACGGCTGGCACGTTCCGGCTGACGACAAGCGCGCTTTCGGTGCGATCATGATCGAAGCGGGCATGATCCCGCATGTGGCGCGGAAGTGCGTGCATCGTCGTACCTGTCTGCAAGCGGGCGGCAACATCGGGATCTTCCCCAGCATTCTGTCGCGCTTCTTCCAGACCGTGCATACGTTCGAGCTTGACCCCGACAACTTCACCGCGCTGAAGATGAATGTGGGCGAGATCGAGAACATCATTACGCGCAATGCGGCGCTGACCGACTTTCACGGCACGGTCGGCGTGGACCGGATCAAGCCCAACAATATCGGGGCGCATCAGGTCTCCAGCAGCGGCACGATCCCCACTGTGACCATTGATGACCTCGGTCTGGAAGATCTTGATCTGCTCTGGCTGGACATCGAAGGGTCCGAGCATTCGGCAATCTTGGGCGCAACGAAGACCATTCATCAGTGCTTGCCTGTGGTCGTGCTGGAGCTTAAAGGGCTGGGACAACGATACGGGCATTCGGATCAGCAGACATTCGACCTGATGGATGCTTTGGGGTATAAGGTCTCTGAGAAGATCGGACGCGATTACATCTTCGTGAGGGCGTGACGTGGCAACGGGCGATACCAAACTCACCATCTGCAACGACGCGCTCATCATGCTGGGCGGTCGTGTGATCTCATCCTTCAGCGAAGGCACCGACAACGCGCAGGTGGCTGACCGCCTGTACGATGACATCAAGGTCATGTGCCTGACGATGTACCCGTGGTCCTTCAGCTTCAAGAAGGTCCAGCTTGCTCGCACGCTGAATACGCCAGTGACGGAGTGGAAGTACGAGTACCAGATCCCCGGCGACGTGATTGCTGGCCCGCGTGCCCTGTTCGACTCGTCCAGCCCCGGCGCCCGTCCCGTGAAGTGGTGGGAAGTGTTCGAGGACAAGGTGCTGACCAGCTACGAGCAGGTGTGGATCGACTACCAGTACGATCCCGGCGAGGATCGTCTGCCCTCGTATTTCGTCCAGCTTCTGAAGTACATGCTGGCTTGGCACTTCGCCGAGCCTGTCACCGACCAGACCACCAAGGCCGAGTACTGGCGCGCGATTGCCATGGGCACGCCAGCGGAGAACGGTCGTGGCGGCTATTTCCGTCAGGCGATGAACATCGACGGGCAGAACCAGCCGAATCAGATGATCGAAGACTTCAGCCTTGTGGCCGTGAGGTACTGATGTCGAGGCTGATCCAGATCCAGACCAACTTCAGCGTCGGAGAGGTCGATCCGCTGATTCGCGGTCGTATCGATCTGACTCAGTACTACTCGGCGCTTCAGAAGGCGACGAACGTAACGATCATCCCGCAGGGTGGCGTGCGTCGTCGTCCCGGTCTGCGGTACGTAGCCCAGCTTCCGGCTGCTGCGTCCGATGGTGTGGCAATGGCTCCGTTCGAGTTCAGCGTCAACGACTCGTACATGTTCGTGCTGACGGACAAGCGCATCCATGTCTTCAAGAACGGCGCGCAGATCACGCAGATCACGCATGTGAACGCTGCGACCTATACGCAGAGCGGAACGACTATCACCGTCACGGCTGCAAACCACGGCCTGATTGCGGGCGACACGGTCTATCTCGACTTCACGACCGGAACTGCGGTCGATGGCTCCTTTACGGTGGCCACCGCTGCATCCGGCTCATTTACCGTGACGGCTGGCGCTGCGCTGACGACCAGCGGCAACGTGACCCTGAAGCCGAATCACATCATCGCCCCGACGATCACGTCTGCGATGCTGCCGGATCTGAACTTCGCGCAATCGGCGGATACCATGCTCTTCGTCCATGAAGATCTGGTGCCGCTGAAGCTGGTGCGCGGTGCGAACGATGCAAGCTGGACGCTCTCGTCGATTACGTTCGACTATATCCCGAAGCACGCCTTCACGATCACACTGACCAGCCCCACCCACTCGCTGACGCCTTCAGCCAAGGAAGGCACGGTCGAACTGACGGCTGGCGGTGGTGCGTTCACGGCTGCCGATGTTAACCAGTACATCCGCATCAAAGAAGGCTACGGCTTCGGCATCGCCCGCATCATCAGCTTCATTTCGTCCTCGAAGGTTCTGGTCGTAACGGAAGTGCCGTTCGACAAGATCAGCGCCTATGCATCAGGCGCCTGGGAAGTCGAAAGCGGGTATGAAGATGTATGGTCGGCGGGCCGTGGCTGGCCCAAGAGCGTGACGTTCCACGAGGGCCGCTTGTATTTCGGCGGCAGCAGGAGTCGCCCGTCTACGATTTGGGGATCGGTCGTCGGTCGCTTCTTCGACTTCGATAAGGGCCAGTCTCTTGACGACGAGGCGGTCGAGAGCACGGTCGATACCAATCAGTTCAACGCCATCGTGAACTGCATCTCTGGTCGTGATCTCCAGTTCTTTACGACCGGGTCTGAGTTCTACGTGCCGCAGGGCCAGCTTGAGCCGATCACGCCTACGAACTTCTTCGTGAAGATCGCCACGCGAAACGGGTGCAAGCCGTCGATCAAGCCTGTGGGTCTCGACTCCGGTACGCTGTTCGTGCAGCGGCAGGGCAAGTCGCTGAACGAGTTCGTGTTTACGGACACCGAAGCGGCTTACGTGACGAACCGCATTTCGCTGCTGTCGTCGCATCTGCTGAAGACGCCGACCGACATGGCGATCCGCCGTGCGACCTCGACTGACGAGAGCGACCAGTTGTTCATCGTCAACGGGGATGACGGCACCATCGCTGCGTTCTCGATGCTGCGCTCTCAGCAGGTGATCGCGCCGTCCGAGTTCATCACTGACGGACAGTTCAAGGCTGTCGGCGTGGACGTGGACACGGTCTATGTGGTGGTTAAGCGTGTCATCAGCGGCACCGACAAATATTTCGTAGAGCGGTTCGACAACACCCTGACGCTGGACAGCGCGGTGACGGGCGGCAGCGCGGGCGGTGTGACTGCTGCGAACCTTGCCGGGAAGACCGTGAAGGTGATCGCGGACGGTGTCGTGCTGGCTGACTCGACGGCCAACGGCAGCGGTGTCATCACCTTTGCGCGTGAATCCGTCACGTCCTTCCAGACCGGACTGAACTATTCGGTCGAGATCAAGACGATGCCCGTCGAGCCGCGCTTGCAGAGCGGGAATCTGCGCGGCTTCAAGAAGCGCATCATCGAAGTGAACCCCGAGTTCTACAAGACGCAGTCCTGCACCATCAATGGTCAGGAAGTGCAGTTCCGCCGTTTCGACACGCAGGTCTTGGACGAAGCGGTGGAAGAGTTTACGGGCCTGAAGAAGATCGGGCCTCTGCTCGGCTTCGACTACGAGGGCGTCATCACGGTAACGCAGACGATACCTTTGAAGATGACTCTGCTATTCTTGGACTTTCAAGTGAGCGCGGGCCAGTAAGATGGAAGCCATCATCATCCCTCTTCTCAGCGCAGCAGGTGCAACGGCGGGTGTCACTACGGCGTCGGGTGTGTTCTCTGCGCTCGGCGCACTCGGCACTGTTGCCAGCGGTGTCGCCAGCTTCGCCAGCGGTCAGCAGCAGCAAGCGGTGGCCGACATACAGGCTCGCCAAGCCCAACTGCGCGCCAAGGGTGACGAGATCCGCTATCGCCAGCAGGGTGTAGCCGCTCTGGATCGCACGCTGTCCACGGCTGCCACGATTGCAGCACGGGCGGGTGCCGGGTCCATTGACCCCTTCAGCGGCTCGGCGGGTGCTCTGACCACGTTTGCTTTCGGCAAGGGCTTCGGCGAGTTCAATCTGGCGCAAGAGAGCGCGGCACTGACAGGCTTGCAGGGCGGTGTACAGGCCGACCTCTATCGCATGACCGGGGAACAGGCCGCGATGGCTGGAACCGTCAAGGGCATCACGTCTGCATTCAGTGGTCTGACCGAGTTCAGCAAGATCGGTGGACCCGGCGCACAGAGTTCTCTTCTGACTGCCAACGTCCCGCTTCCTCCCACTGGTCGCCCCATCGGATAATCAGACATGGCACTTCCTCGGTATCAGAACATCGGTGTAGCGGCTGGCACGGGTGTCGGTCCTATCGACTTCCCCAACAGGGGCGAAGCCACGCGCGGACTGGATACGCTGTCCGCTGCGCTCAACACCATGTCTGAAGCTTTCTTCGGCGAAGCCAAGGTCGCCGCGACGGCAGAGGGCGAGAAGTACGGTGCTGAAAAAGCTCCGACCGCTGAACAACTGCGCCAAGCGATTGAAACTGGGACTCCCTTGGAGCCTGTCGGCGATTCGCGCACTTACTTCGGCAAAGCGGCTAATCGCGCGTACTCCGATCTTCTTGTGCAGCAAGTTAACTATGCAGCGCGCGGGGACATTGATCGCATCCAACGCGACGTGGCTGAAGGTCGTATCAAGGTTGCAGATGTTGTTCCCAAGATGAACGCCCTGATTTCCGGGTATTCGTCTGCAATGCGCGATGTAGACCCTGTTCTTGCAAGGAAGACTGAAGCCTTGTTGGCCTATGAGGGCAACAACGCATACTTGGCTGCAACCAAGGCTGTCGCCCAAAGAGCTGCCAGTGCTGCAAAAACCGAGACTGTTGTTTCGGCTGTGGACCTTATCAACAACATTCAGACCGACTTTCGTTCTGGTGACGTGCGAGAGGGTGAGCAGGGTCCGCTGCTTCCTATCTCTGAGAAGCTGAAAATCCGTCAGCAGCAGTTTGAGCAAGCTATCTCTCGACTGCCGCCTTCGATGGCGAAGCCTCTTGTCGATAAGTTCAACAATGAGGTCATTGCGCAGCAGAAGGACTTCGTCACAAGTTGGGTTCTGTCCGGAGCAACGCCGGAAGAGCGCCTTACCCGCAGCCAGTCGATTGACGACTTCTTTGCCAAGAAGAGCATCGATGAACGGCTTGACCCGACCGGGGAAGTGACTCGCGTTATGCGGGAGATGGACGTGAAGGAAATCCGCGATACGCGGAAGATGACCTCGGATGCCATTGAACTGCGGACCAAAGAAGACGAGCGTCTGGTCAAGCGCACCATGGATGCTCAGACAGCGGCGCAGACGCGGTCGTATGAAGACATCATCTTTCGCATTGAAGCTGCACGTCGTTCCGGTGGGCAGGGAATGCCGACCAGTGAAGACGTGATGAACCTGAACATTCCGATCACGGGCAATGAGGGTGTCAACAAGCAAGCCCTGCTTGATCGCATCCGTCAGGTCGAGTTCGGTCCAGTGAAGCGCGACAATGCCGTGTTCGCGGACCTCTATGAGCGCGCTGCTCTGCCGCCCGACGATCCGCGTCGTCTTGACCCGCGCATGATTCGTGAAGCCGTTACGGCACGACGCATTGATGTGGCAGATGAAGCCAAGCTGTTGAAGGTTCTCCAGAACACAGGCACTCCGCAAGGTCGCGCCGAAGAGCAAGCCAAGAAGACGTTTCTCCGTGCGGCTCGCAATACCATTGAACGCAAAGATCCGACGACTGGTCTTGTCGATCCGATGAGCGCTGAGAATTACGTTGCGTTTGAACAGGAATTCTTGAACGAGTTCGAACGGCGCAGGGCGGCGGGTGAACCCGTCTCCGATCTTTTGGATGTGAAGAACCCCAAAAGTTTGTGGCCGAGCGTCAGGAGCTACCAGCGCACCGCGCAAGAGATCCTGCGGGATCAGGTTGATGCGCTGAAGCGGACACAAGTTCCTAAGGGGAATATTCCGGCTCGTCGGCCCGGTGAGTCACTTGATGATTATGCCAAGAGGATAAACCAGTAATGGCTGAAGGTGCAGAAAAAATTGAACTGTTTAAGTCTGCTGGGTTCTCGGATGCCGAGATCAATGATTGGCTTGTCGGCCAACGCCAAAAGTTTTCGTCTGCTGGATTTACTGAATCTGAGATCGATAAATACTTTGGCCGCAAAGAACCGGAACTGACCGAGACGCGAAAGTACATTGAGCAGACGGTTGCAACGCCAGCCTTTGGCGGCATATCGGACTTGCCTCCCAGCATGATGCCGGAAGGCGTGGGTCTTATTGATATGACCCCGCGCGAGGAGCAGCCGCAAGAAGTAGACTTCGTGACGGCTTTAAATCGCGGTTTCGGCGCGTCGGTGACGGGTCTCCAGATCCGCAAACGGATGCCGGAAGAACTGTCGCCGGAAGAGGCGAAGTTTGCCAACCGCATCGCATATCTGGTTGGTCAGACGGCGGGTGATCTGCCATACATGGCGGGTGGTGCGATTGCCTCGTTGCCGTTTGCGGCAGCCAGTGGTCCCGCAGCCCCGGCTGTTGTCTCTGGTGCAGCCTTTGCCGTTCCTGCCGGGTTGCGCAAGGCGTATATCAACTCCTTGCAGAAGGGCGAAGTCCAAGATCTTGAGGATTACCTGACGCGGGTCGGCTCTGTCGGCATCGAGTTCGGCAAAGCGTTTGCTACTGGTGCGGCTAGCCGTGGCGCAGGACAGTTGGCGGCTGGTGCCCTTCCTGTCGCGACAGCGCCTGTCATTCGCACGACTGTTGATCTTGGCACCGAGATCGCCACGATGGCGACGTTGATGCGGACTTTTGAAGGCCAGATGCCGCAAGTAACTGACTTCACCGATGCAGCCATTCTGCTCGGCGGCGTCAAAGCCAGCGGCAAGATTGCGAGCAAGTTACAGACTATCTATGCCGACACCGGGAAGAAGCCGCTTGATATTCTACGGGATGCCTCTGCTGATCCGGCCTACAAGCAAATCATCTTGGCCGACAATACCGAGGCGCTGGTAGCCCCTGAACGTCCTGCTTCTCCTGTCGCCGTCTTGAAGCCTGAGCCGCTGCCTGAACCCGTGCAGCCGAAGATTCCTGAGACGCTGTCGGATGCTCAGAAAGAGATACTTGGTCGGGTAAGGTCATCCGAGAAGACGGTCGAGCTTCCGAAGGGGTCTGAACTCTACACGGACTTTGTTGACCGCCTCCACCCGTTGAAGGTCTTTACCGAGGCGCTTGGTGGGAAGGACATTCCTGACAGCCAGAACCCCTATACCATGGCTCGGTTGACCGCCGGAAACATTGGTCGTGCGGATGTGTTTCTGGAGAGCGGCGTCAGAGACTTCAACACGCTTGAGAAAGTTGGACCCGGCCTCAAAGAAATCTTGAACCCTGTTCGACAGGACATCGACGCGTTTAAAGCATACGCGATCTCTCAGCGTGCGCTTGAACTTGAGTCTCGCGGTATCACCAGCGGCTTCAATGTGGAGGCGGCGCGCAAGGTCGTTGCCGAGTCGAAGGACAAGTTTGATCCGGCGTTCAAGCAGCTTACCGAATACCTGAACCAGACCACGAAGTATCTTGTCGATGCCGGCGTCATCTCGAAAGAGACGTATGACGTAATGCTGGAGGCCAATAAGTCCTACGTTCCGTTCTATCGCGCGTTGGACGACACCGGGCGTCCCAGCAAGACGGCAGGATTGAATGTCCGAAATCCGGTCAAGGCCATTCGTGGCGCGGATCTCGATATCGTTGACCCCATCGAATCCATCGTCAAGAACATCTACCTGTTCACCGACATTGCCGAGAAAAATCGTGTGATGACGGCGATGGTCAACTTGTCCGAGAGAGCGCCTGAAGGCCAGAGTTTTATGGTCAAGGCGGACCGACCTGTTCGTCCGATTGAGGTCAGCAAGGCCGAGATCGGCAAGGTGCTGAAAGAGCACGGCATTGACCCGGCGGAAGCCGAGGCTTTCACGATCTTTCGCCGCAACGGCTTTCAACTTGGGCCGGATGAGGTGGCGGTATTCCGAGACGGCAAGCGCGAGGTCTACAAGGTTGATCCGGATATCGCTGACGCCATCAAGGGGATGGATCAGGGTTCTGCCAACCTTCTGACGAGGATCATGGCTGCCCCCGCTCGCCTTCTCAGGGCTGGCGTTACGCTGTCTCCCGACTTCATGGCCCGCAATACCATCCGTGACCAGTTCGTCGCCTTTATACAAGGCAACGGCTATGTGCCGATTTTCGACGCCATGCTGGGCTTCAAGGACATCATCACGAAGTCGGACAACTACTATAACTTCTTGATGTCGGGCGGTGCCAACTCAGCAATGGTTTCGCTGGACCGGAACTACATTCAGAGCAAGATCCTTGGCCTTTCCAAAGAGACCGGGATTATCGACTCGACCGTCAACGTCATCAAAAGCCCGATTGAGGCACTGCGTGTTGCCAGTGAATTGATCGAGAACTCTACCCGCGTCGGCGCGTTCCGTCGCACTGCCGGGAAGGGCAACACGCTTGACGATCTTTATCGTGCCGGATTCGAAGCTCGCGAGGTCACGCTCGACTTTGCGAAGATGGGTTCGAAGATGAAGGCCATGAACATGATTACGGCCTTCTTGAACGCCCGCGTGCAAGGCTACGACAAGCTGATACAGACCCTGCGTGAGAAGCCGCTTGAGACCACCGTCAAGGGCGTTGCTACGATCACACTGCCGTCCGTTCTGCTGTGGTGGCAAAACAGCCAAGATCCGCGCTGGAAGGATATTCCTGACTGGCAGAAAGATCTGTTCTGGATCGTGATGACTGACAACGCGATTTATCGGATACCCAAGCCCTTCGAGTACGGCTTGATCTTCGGCTCGCTGCCTGAACGTATGTTGGAGGCCTACTTCTCCAACAGGCCCAAGAAGGAGCTTGATGCATTCGGCAAGTCGTTGTTCGAGGCTGCGGCAGTCGATGTTATCCCTACTTTTGCCAAGCCCGTCATCGAGCAATTTGCCAACAAGAGCCTCTTCACTGATCGCCCTCTCATAACCTATGAACTTGAGAAGCAGCTTCCTGAATACCAGTACACTCCGACGACCAACATGCTTGTCCGCAAGGTCAGTGAAGGTTTTGCTTCGGTCGCCAACGCGACAGGCATCGAGTGGTTGAAGTTCAATGAGACTGCGTCACCCGTGGTCATGGAGAACTACATTCGCAATTGGACCGGAACGCTCGGCCCGTTGGCGTTGAACTTGTCGGAGCGGGCTTTGGTAAAGGCGGGCGTATTTCCTGACCCCGTCAAACCCGAAGACACGTTGTCGGACATCCCCTTCGTCAAGGCGTTCGTTGTGCGCTATCCGTCGATGGACGCCAAGCCGATCACCGAGTTCTATGAGCGGTACAAGAAGTTCGAGAAGATCGAGAACACGATCCGCTCGCAAGCGAAGGCCGGGAATGCCGACGCTCTCGAGCGCGAGATGAGCCTCGACTTCTACACGCAGTACGCGGTCAGCCCCAAGGGCATTCGAGAGATGATGTCGCAACAGGCCCGTGTCATCCGCAACATCACGAAAGACCCCAATCTCAGCCCGAAAGAGAAGCGTCAGGCCATCGACCAGCAGTATTACCTGATGATCAATACGGCTCGTGCGGGCGTCGAGATCATGGATACGCTGAAGGATAGGGCGGAGGGCCGCTGATGTTTGCGAGATCGGCCGGAAATCAGTATAAGACTACCAGCGAGGTGAGCCATGGCTGACTACCCCATCACAGCCGTTACTAGGCGCAAGGTCTATTCCGGCTCGGCGGGCGTCGGCCCGTATGCCTTCACCTTCCCGATTCTCGTGCAGACCGACATCGTCGTGTACAAGAACGCGACGTTGCTGACGCTGACCACCGACTACTCGGTGACGATCAACGGCACGAACGGCACCGGCTCCATTACGCTCGTCTCGGCTGCGACCGGGGCTGACAGAATCACGATCATCGGCTCGCGGGCGATCCAGCGCACGACCGACTTCGTGACTGCGGGTGATCTTGCCGCGTCCTCGCTCAATGAGCAGTTGGACGCCAACATCATCATGACCCAGCAGCTTGCCGAAGAGAACAAGCGCACGCTGAAGGCTCCGCCCTACGATCCCGAAGCGACGGTGGACGGCGGCACGCTGAACATGACGCTGCCCGCCAAGGCGGATCGTGCGGGTAAGGTTCTGGCATTCGACTCCAACGGCAACCCGTCTGCGGGTGCGGTGTCCCTGCCGACCAGCCTGACCGCTACCTACTATCCGCGCGTCAATACGGGCGGCACGGCTTATGAGCTTCGCGCTCCTGCCAACGTGCGTTCGGACATCGGCGCGGACAATGCGTCGAATCTGACCAGCGGTACGGTGTCTGATTCGCGTTTGCCCACCACCATCGACGGTAAGACGCTGACGAACGTCACGATCACTAGCGGCTCAATCACGGGCATCACCGATTTGGCGATTGCTGACGGCGGCACCGGGGCGTCGAGCGCCTCTGCGGCTCGCAACAATCTGGGCCTCGCCATCGGCACCGACGTTCAAGCCTACGATCCGCAGCTTGCGGATATCGCGGGCCTGACGCCCACCGACAACAACTTTATCGTAGGCAACGGCACCAACTTTGTCACTGAATCCGGTGCGACGGCGCGTGCTTCTCTGGGCTTGACCATCGGTTCGGACGTGCAAGCCTATGATCCGCAGCTTGCAGACATTGCTGGGCTTACTCCGTCCGACAACAATTTCATCGTCGGCAACGGCACGAACTTCGTAACCGAGTCCGGTGCGACCGCTCGCACGTCGCTCGGCCTTGGCACTATTGCCACGCAAGATGCGAACAACGTGTCTATCACGGGTGGTTCGATCAGTGGCGTGACGTTTACCTACGCAACCCCCGTGACGATTCCCGGCACTTCTTCCTCTACGGGTGAGATTCGACTCGCGGAAGACACCGACAACGGCACGAACTACGTAGGCTTCAAAGCCCCGGTATCGATCTCTGCCAATCTGTCTTGGACGCTTCCTGCGACTGATGGTGGGTCCGGTCAGTTCCTGTCCACCAACGGTAGCGGTGTCCTCTCGTGGAGTTCTCCCGCAGGTGGCGGCGACGTCGTCGGTCCTGCCTCTTCGACCGATAACGCGGTTGCTCGTTTCGACCTGACCAGCGGCAAGCTGCTTCAGAACTCTGGCGTGACGATTGCCGATGACAACGCAACGATCATCAGCGGATCGTCTTCTTCCGATATGCTGCGCATCACGCAGACGGGCGCGGGCAACGCGCTTGTGGTCGAGGACAGTGCGAACCCGGATGCCACGCCGTTTGTGGTCAACGCTGATGGAACCGTTCTTGTAGGCGCTACAGCAAGTCAAGCTGTTGCTACGAGCGCGTCAGCTACCCTTCAAATCCAAAGCCCCGGTATCGGCGTTGCGATTGTTGGAAATCGCACTGACACCGTTGGCGCAACGCTTATGATGGGCAAATCCCGCTCTACGGCGGCGGGAGGCACAACGATTGTACAAAGCAACGACTTGCTTGGGCAAATCAGGTTTGCCGGAGCGGATGGCGTTGATCTTCAATCTTATGGCGCGGCCATTTCGGGGGAAGTAGACGGAACCCCCGGCGCGGACGACATGCCCGGTCGTCTCGTGTTCAGCACGACGGCTGATGGCGCGGCCACGCCCACCGAGCGGATGCGGATCGACAGCGCTGGTCAGGTGCGGATTGACGCTGGCACAGTTGGCGCTCCTGCTCTGAGCGTGCTTTCTGACACCAATACAGGCATCTTCTTCCCTGCCGCCGACACCATCGCGTTCGCTGAAGGCGGCACGGAGGCGATGCGGATCAACAGTAGTGCTCAGATCGTTACCACGGCCGGCACTGCATCTCTTCCTGCTGTTACGATAACGGGCGATACCAATACCGGCATCTATTCTCCGGGCGCTGATCGTATTGGAGTCGCAACGGGCGGAGTCCAACGCGCTGAGTTTGATGCATCCGGCAACTTCCAATTCAACAGCGGCTACGGCTCTGTTGCCGTCGCCTACGGTTGCCGTGCTTGGGTCAACTTCAACGGCACCGGAACTGTAGCGATTCGCGCCTCGGGCAACGTGTCTTCAATTACCGATCATGCTGTGGGCGACTATTCGGTGAACTTCACCACGGCCATGCCTGACGCGAACTACGCTGTCCTCGGCACATCGGGTCAGAGCGCCGCCGTGTCCAACATGAACTGCGTGGGCCGCAATTTGGACAACTCGGTTCAGTCCACGACCGCCGTTCGTCTCTATAACTTGGTCACGAACAATTCGGGTGCCATCGATAACCCGAATATCTTCGTCGCCATCATCCGCTGACAGGGAGCCATCATGGATCAGCGTATCATCTACCCGACTGACGAAGGTGGCGTAGCGGTAATCATTCCGGCTGCCGATTGCGGTCTGACGATTGAGGAAATCGCGGCCAAAGACGTTCCGGCGGGCAAGCCCTACAAGATTGTGCCTATCGAGGACGTGCCGTCCGACCGCACCTTCCGCGCCGCATGGGAGTACGTGGAATGATCCGCATCAACATCGACAAGGCGAAACAGATCGCCCACGACATGCGCCGTGCAGCCCGTGCCGATGAGTTCGCGCCGCATGACCGGGTGATTGCGGCGCAGATTCCCGGTGCCGACGCTGCTGCGGCAGAAGCGGCCCGCGCAGATATCCGAGCCAAGTATGCCGCGATGCAGACGGCCATCGATACCGCAGCGTCTCCCGAAGACATCAAGGCAGCCTTGGAGGCGTGATATGGCCGATGCTCACCTGACCGAGACCACCAAAGCCATCGGTGATGCCGTGAGCGTTGGAACTGTTGTAGGAACATTGGCCGGGTTACTGCCCGCCATTGCCGCCCTGATCACCATCGTCTGGACTTCGATCCGCATTTATGAGACCGATACGGTCCAGAGGATGCTGGGCAAGAAGCAATGATTCAGGCTCTGCTGCCTATCGTAGGCACTGTCATCGACAAGCTGGTGGATCGCATCCCCGATCCGGCGGCGCGTGAACGTGCGAAGCTGGAAGCGGAAGCCACTCTGCTGGCGGCATCCGTCGAAGAGATGCGCGGGCAGGTCGAGATCAACAAGGTCGAGGCGGGCAATGCGTCCGTCTTCGTGTCTGGTTGGCGTCCTGCTATCGGATGGTCTTGTGCCCTGGCATTTGCGTTCATGTACGTCATCAGCCCGATGGTCGTCTGGCTCGGCGGCATCTTCGGCTTCACTCTCCCGCAGCCCAAGTTCGATGCCGACGCGCTGATGTCACTGACGTTCGGCATGCTGGGCATTGCCGGGTTTCGTACCTTCGAAAAGGTCAAGGGCGTAGCGCGTGGCTAACAACTTCGAACGCTCGCTTGCTTTCATGCTGAAGCACGAAGGCAGGTATGTCGATCATCCGAAAGACCCCGGTGGCCGTACCAACCTTGGCGTGACACAGGCGACCTACGAGCAGTGGGTCGGGCGCATGGTCACTGAGTCCGAGATGAAGGCACTGAGGACGGACGATGTCGCGCCGATCTATCGTGCCGAGTACTGGAACCGCATTCGCGGCAATGATCTGCCGCTCGGCGTGGACTATGCCCTGTTCGACTTCGCTGTGAACAGCGGTGTGCGTCGTGCCGTGCGGACAGTGCAGCGCATCGTCGGTGTGCATGACGATGGTTCGATGGGTCCGTTTACGTTGGGCGCGATCAAGGCGGTGGACAGCGCCGATCTCATCGAAGACCTGTGCAATGCTCGCATGGCCTTTCTGCGTGATCTCCCGCATTGGGACACGTTCGGGAGAGGCTGGACCCGGCGTGTCAATGAAGTCGAAGACACGGCCAAATCCATGATCGGATGACCTCATGTCTCCTGCCCCTCTGAGCGACGACCTTCTGAAAGAACGCATCCGCCAGTACAACCAGATGGGCGGGAACTCGGCGGCACTGGGCAGGATGCTTGGTCTGTCACCATCAACGGTCAAGGACCAGTTGATTACGGCGCGGGTCAAGTTCCCGCATCTGTTCGAGTACGAAGCGGGCCAAGCGCACAAGAGGCTGGCCGAGTGGACGCTGCCGCAGATGATCGCGCACGACATCGGCGATGGCATCGTCATGGTCGGAAACGATCTGCACATCTGGCCGGGTGAAGTCCCTCTGATGTGGAAGGCCTTCTGCGCTGTAGCCCATAAGATACGGCCCAAGGCCATCGTGCTGAACGGCGACATGCTGGACGGTGCGCGGGTCTCTCGCCACGGTGCGATGCTGGGCGCGCGTGCGCCGAAGATCGACGAAGAGATCGACGCGCTGCACGCATGTCTGGCGATGCTGCCGAAGTCCTCGCTGCGGATCTGGACCATCGGCAATCACGACCAGCGGGTGAACAATTATCTGGTGGCGAATGCGCCCGAGTTGGACACGTATGTCGGTCGGCTTGAAGACCGCTTCCCGCAGTGGGAGTTTGCCTATGCCGCGATGCTCGGTGATGTCGAAGTGCGCCACCGTTTTCGTGGCGGCATCCATACTGGTTGGAACAACGCTCTCCACGCGGGCATCTCTATCGTCACCGGACATACCCACCAGCTTCAGATTACAGCAGTCCGCAATCGGAATGGATCACACTGGGGGGTGGAGGCAGGAATGCTTGGCGATCCTCGGTCGCGGGCATTCGAGTATCACGAAGGACAACCAAGCCGCGCTCACGAAGGCTTTGTTGTGCTCTCTTATGATGATGGTGCTCTGATGCCGCCCGAGTTCTGCGAGATGGTTCGCGGACGGCCCGTGTTCCGGGGAAAGCCCATCTACTGAAGCGCCCAGATAAGGCACCCCATCAGGACGATGTAGAACACGCCCAGCAGGATGATGCAGATCCCGTCAGTCATCGGCGTACTCTCTGATCTCGCGCAGGTTGACCAGCGCCTCATCGAACATCTGCTGCGCCGCTTCGAACTCGGCTTCAGGCATGGATGTCTTGCCGGGTCCGTAGATCACTTCGGCCACCCCGGCTTGGATCAGGGTGCGAGCGCATGACGCGCAGGGCATGTGCGTGACATAGACCGTGCAGTCCGACGTTCGGATGCCCTCTCGCGCAGCGAAGGCCACCAGATTGGCTTCGGCGTGCGAGGCATAGAGATACTTGGCGGGACGCTCGAAGCGGTCTGGACGGTCTTCTACGCCACGCGGCGGGCCATTGTACGCCGTCAGCCTGACCTCACCACCGGAGCCGACGAGAACCGCGCCGACCTTGGTGGTGTCCTTGGACTTCTGAGCGGCGTGCTCGGCAAAGCCCATGTAGTACGTGATCCAGTCCATCAGTCTCTCTCCCTGATGCCGACGATGCTGCGATTGAACGGGCTGCGGACGGCGAACAGCAGCCCCGCCTCGTTGTCGTGCGCTTCCTCCAGCGGTGTGCCGATGGTCACGACGGCCAGCGCCTTCACCATCTTCCACCGCTTGCCGTACTTGTTGGGCACAGATCTCGACAGAACACGCGCACGTCTGTCTTCGTCGATGCAGACGATCTCGAAGCGGTCACGCATTGTCCCACCGATCCTCGAAAGGCTTGTTATCCCCGAGAGCGGCGCGGGCGACGGACCCCGGATCGCGGGTGGCGGGGTCATACGGTCCGGTGCCCACATACGGAGACTTCAGCCGATCTGCGTAGTAGTCCAACGCCCCGCGCAGCTTCTCGATCTCGTTGCACGCCCGCAGCATCAGGTCTGACGTGTGCTTGTCCTGATCCGGGTGATCGAACATCCACCCGATCAGATCATAGACGATGTCATCGTTCATCAGCCTTCCTCCTCCAGCCTATTGGAAGCCATCGTCACGGCTTTCACCATGTGTCCGATAGACTTGCGAAGCTGCTTGTTCTGCTCCTTCAGGTATTCGATCTCTCGGATCGCATCCCGCAGGACTTCCTCAAGCTCGTCGTGATCGCCCATGTAGGAGACGTGGCTGAGATACGACTTAAGTCTTTTCAGAATGTTCGGCATTGTTCTTCACTCCCTTCACGATGCTTTCGATCTGGTTCTCCAGATCCGCTTGGACCTGTGCCGATATGATCTCGTTGAAGTCGCTGGTCGAAGGACCAGAGAACTGCGCGGCGAACGCCACGTAGGCCGCAAGGTCGATCCAACTGTCTTCGTGCCCGCGCTGATGGCTGAGACGGGACATCTTCACCGACATCATCACCACCGCGATGTCGAATGCCGTGAGCTTCGTTCCTAGTATGGCCGACGAGATGTTCGCGGCACGCACGAACGACGGCAGCGCGTCTCCGTATTCCTCGCCACGCTGCACGGTGATCGACAGCGCGGTCTTCAGTACCTCACGATAGTGCATCGTCCGTTTCCTTCATTCTCTTCTCCCACTGCCTGATGCCGTGGAGTATGGTGGTGTGATCCCGACCGCCCAAGAACTGGCCGATACGCGGAAGCGACCATGTCGTCTCGCGCTTCAGCCGCCACATGATGTACTGGCGGGCCATCACATAGTCTCTGCATCGGCGGGTCGAGATGATGTCCATCACCGACACTTCCATTTCTCGCGCGACTTCCTTCACGATGGCCCGCGCACGGTTCATCGAGGTCTTGCTGAGATCGTAGCTGGTCTGGGTCTGCTCGTGATCGTAGATGATCTTCTCGATGTTCTTGACTGAAGACTTGGCGGATGCCTCGATCAGCTTACGTCTCAGCGGCTTCTTCGGCTTGACCTCGACGGGCGGCTCGGGCGGCATCGGCTTGGCGGCGATGTTCACCACGGGCGGGGCGGGATAGAACTTCTGTTTCAAGTTCCTGTAATTGCTCAAGAAAGACAAGTCGTTCAAAGCTTTGCCTCCGTTCGTGCCGTGGCTTGCTCGCTCACCCATTCCTGAAAGCGCATCTTCACCCACTCGACCTCGGCCTTCCGCATGTTCGCTTCGGTCCGCAAGTCCACCATGGATTTGATGTAGTCCTTCCAGCCGGGTGAGGCTTTCACGGTCATTTCTCTTTTCGCCATCGACCAGTCGTCAGGCAACTGATTGATGCGCTCGGCAAGGCACAGGCTCTTGCTCTCTTCCATCAGAGAGGCAGCCGCGTCGGCTTCGACCCAACGCTTAGCCGCCTCCCTATACCGTTCGGACAGGGGTGTCATGCCGGCAACCCCATCGCTATCGCGTATTCTTCCAGCGCGTCGAACATGTCTCTGTCCACGTTCGGCATCAAATCGCGAAGTCCGCGTTCGAAGACAGTCATGTCGATGTTCTTTGAGAAATCGACCAGATGCCCTTGATAGGTGTATGCGAGCCACCAATAGCTCGCCTTCACCACGGTGCGGGCTGCCTTCAATTCGCGCTGCTTGATGTCGAGCACGACTTTCAGCCGATCGATCTCATCAGTGAGTTCGTCGAAGTGATCCATCATGTCGGACATCACTCGCCCGCCAACGCGATGCGCCGCGCCTCATACTCTTCGTTGAAGGCTTCGCGCCACGTCGTGGGCCACGTCATGGCTTCGTCCCGCAGCATGGTCTTCAGATCCTTCAGCAGATCCACGCTGTTGCACTGACGGATCATCTGCTCGACCTCGTTCCAGCGACCGGGGTTCTCCTTCTTCAGCGAGTAAGAGGACTTCGGCTTGCCGGGGTCGGCCTTCTCGGAGAAGCGCACGTCCTGATCGAGATCGGGATCGTCGCCCGTTTCAAGGCCGAGCGTCTTCAGCAGCGCGTACTTCACCGCGTAGGACATGGCCTTACCCGGCCCCTTGTCCTGATCGTCGATGCCGTAGCCGAACGTCTCGACCTCGAATGCATCCGCCGGGTCGTCGATGTTGACGAAGCGGATGGTCATCATGGCCTCTGTGCGGTTGCCCGCCTGAGCGCACATGGTCCTGACCGGGTAGTAGACGATGCCCGCATCCAGCAGGGCGGGACGTACCTTCGCCGTCACCGCATCGTGGCTGACGATGCTGTAGCGCATCCCCGCCTTCTTCTCCTTCTGGATGTAGGTGATGTTGCGCATCGCCTGAGCCAGACGCTGATGAATGTTCATGCGGTCCTCCAAATACGCGTGCCGCCCTCGACCTTCCGAGTGCAAAACCGGAAGCCTTTCTTCTTTCGCGCGAACACAAAGAAGCCACTGAGCTTGTTGCTGGGGCGCTCCGTCACGAACGAATCGCCGACTTCCATGCCGAGCAACGCAAGCGTGATGTCCGACATCTGACGGCCCCTAGGGTTGTTCGACCTCGGGGGGATCGGGATGTTCTTTTCAATGACGATTTGCATTGTTCTCTTCCTCATCGTTGTATTGATCCTGCTGGTATCGGTGCTTGATAAGCTCTGCGGACGCGAGGATCGTGACGTCGCGCAAATCCATGAAGTTGTCTTCGGACGGGTTGGTGATGTAGTCCAAGCACGCGCCGATCAGGTCGTGCAGGATGCCCTCCATCTCAAGAATGGTCATTGCCCGTCCTCGCTGAGAAGCGTGTACATGCGGGCGTGAAGTTCGCGCCACGCGGTGTTGATCTCATTCGAACGACGCTGGTACTCGGTGAACAACGGGCGGGTGTCGCGGCGATACCGCTCTTCGAGATACTCGTTCAGCCGCCGGCGAAGCTCGCCGAGATGCTCGTCGAACTCGGCGAAGATCTGGTTGATCTCGTTCTGCTCGGCCCAGCGCGCCTTATGGTGAGGCTCAACCTGCTCGTTAAGATGCGCGTCGATCTCTTTGAACTCGTCAGACCGCATCTGGTCCACGCGTTCGAGCTGAATCCACTTGTCCTCTTTGGTCAGCGCAGCGGCCTGACCAGCCATGACGGATTCAAGCATGTCCTTGAGAGTGCTCATGTTCTGCTCCCGTGCCGCGTGATTTTTTGTGCGGCGATGCTCACAACATAATTGTTGCACCGGGCTTGTCAACAGGAAATCTACACGGTATGAGAAAAAAAGTTACGGAGGTTCAGATGACGGCAAAAGAACTGATCGAGGCGCTGGGCGGATACGTCCGCGTGGCGGAACGACTCGGGATCGAATCGTTCAACGTGCGGGGCTACTGCTACCGGGGTCACATCCCGGTGAAGTACTGGCCCACCATCATCCAGCTTGCCAAGGAAGCGGGCTTGGAAGGTGTGGACGCGCACATGCTGATGACTTTGTGGATCAGGGGGCATTGAGATATGGTGCTTCGGTTCTCCTCCCAGAACACCAGCCTTGACCCGGCGCTGAGTATCTCGCGCCGGGTCTTTTTCGTGGTGCGGCCATGATATCGTTCGTGATATCGGGCGAGGTGAAGGGCAAGCAACGTCCACGCATGACGCGTGGCGGTCACGTCTACACACCGACGCAGACCCGCGAAGCCGAAGCGATGATCGCCAAGCTGGGGCGCGAGGCGATGGGCGACCGCCCGCTGCTGACCGGACCCGTAACGCTGGGCGTTATAGTCTACACCGCCCCGCCGAAGTCGGCGTCGAAGGCCGTGCGCGCTGCGATGCTGGCGGGCGAGATGCTGCCGACCAAGAAGCCGGATCTCGACAACGTGCTCAAGTTGATCGCGGATGCGCTCAACGGGATCGTGTACGTGGACGACTCGCAGATCGTGCAACTGTGGATCTTGAAGGAATACGCCGAAGAAGCGCGGACCATCGTGCAGATCGGGACGCTTGCAGCGCGCGAAAATGCGGCGTAAAAAAGAGTGGGCCAGCGAGGCGGGAACCTCAACTGGCCCTGATACCAACGGGTGGGCGTTGGCAAGCGACGGGTGGATCATATCCGTCGGCTGCCGACCCTGCAAGATAGGAGTCGGCCATGTCTCACAAGGCCACACACTGGGCTTGGTCAGTAAGCGGCATCTCGTCGTCCGAGAAGCTGATCTTGCTGGCGCTTGCTGATCGGCACAACGCCGATACGGGCGATTGCTTTCCGAGCTTGGATCGCATCGCGGACGACACATGCACTAGCCGGGACACCGCGCGGCGTGCGACCCAGTCTCTTGAACAGAAGGGTTTCTTGTCGAGGGTGCTGGTCACTGACCTTCAAGGTCGGACGCTCGGGTACAGGTACAATCTGCATATGGGGGATAGCATGGTGCTACCCCTAGGGTTGCATGGTGCTACCCCCGAGGGTGGCACCGTGCTACCCAAACCTGTAAAAGAAACAGGTAAAGAGAAACCTTCTCGCTCGCTCGCGCTCGCTGACTTCGAAAGCTTCTGGAAGATCTATCCGAGGAAGGTAGGGAAGGTGGCTGCCGAGAAGGCGTATACCAAGGCGCGGAAGTCCGTCGATCATGCGACGATCATGGCGGCTCTCGGTAGCTACACTTTCTCGGACGAGATCCAGTTCGTTCCGCACCCGGCGACGTGGCTCAACCGTGGCAGCTTCTTGGACGAGGCGAGCACGGTGTCGGGGAAAACCGCTCCGCGCCCGGCGACCGACGATCCGGTGGTTCTTTACCAGTGGTACAATGATCGGGGCACCGCGCTGGAGCCTCACGAATACGAAGAGTACGACCGTTTACACGCGGTGTTCATGAGGAGGAAGGCCAATGAAGGTTGGCGCTGAAAGCACTATGCCCGAGTGGGACAAGCTCGCGCTCGAATACATGAAACGTCGCGTCGGCCCGGACGGGATGATCGGCGTGATGCTGACGGACGGATTGCCCGCCGTCGCGTGGCACCATTACTTCACCGTCAACGGCTTGACGAAGAAGGCCGCGCACCTGCGGTACCGGGTCGTCACCGGGGGAACGTACACGGTTCCGACCCTGTATCCCTGGCAATACGACACCGCGTATCCGCGCCGCGAATATCAGGTGCTCGCGCTCGGTCGCTCGGCGGACGTCGAAACAGCGGAAACCCGCGCTCGATTGATCGCAGAGTTCGACCGTCTTGCGCGCTCGATGAAAGGGTCCGGACAAGCGGACCGCTTCTCGCCCGACGTGTTTCAACGGTATTGCCGCTCGCGCAAGCCGGGTGAAATGATCGACGTGAACTCGAAAGAGTATCGCGATTTTTGCAACGCCGAACTGGGAGAATGACCCATGGCAATCTCGGGACAGTACGACGCGACGAACAAAGGCAAGCTTCGGAAAAACGACAAGAAGCAGGAAGACTGGCACCCGGACTATCGGGGCGAATTGAACGTCGAAGGAACGGATTTTTGGATCGATGCGACCCTGAAACAATGGCCGGATGGGACGCGCTACATGGCGTTGAAGGTGCGCCGGAAAGAGCCGCGCTCGGATGCTCCGCGCTCGGTTCCCGCGCAGGACGCGCCGCGCGCTCGAACGGTCGCGGGTCGTGGTGCTGCATCGCCCGCCCCTGCGCTGCGCGATGAGTTGGACGACTCTTTGCCGTTTTGAGATATCGCGCCGCGCCACATAGAGCGCCGCTGAGCGGGCTTCGATGGGGCGGGCGCTACTATACCAGCCGAAAAAAAAGAGGGCCGTGCTTGGCCCTCTAATTCGTTCCTGCTTGCCGGGTTACGCCGCGACGATTGCGGCCTTCAATTCGTCGGCGGTTTCGAAGGGTTCATGGCCACGCGATTCCAGCAATCGCTTGGCTTTGTCGCGCAACGCGTCATCGCTGATGACGGCGACGCGTGTCGTGCGATCTACTGACCATAGCATGCCGGGTTGATCGGTTGATCCGAGATAGAAAGCCTCGACAATTCCGGCACGGGTGACGCGCGCCGCGCGCCCTAGTGTCCAGTCGCGATATTCTTCTCGCTTTCCGAGCGGTAGAAAATGGTTGGAATGCACCCGCTCAATCGCGACGACGTGTCCTTTTTTCGGCTTATAGGTTTTCATGGTTCAGGCTCCCATTACCAGCGCGACAAGCGCCACGATTGCGACAATTCCGATAGCGCCGCATATCGCGGCGATTGTTTCGATGATATCGATTGCCAGTTCGCGCGCGGCGTTGCGGCGTGCGATAGCGCGGTGATAGGCGGAGACGTGCTTAATCATGGTGCGGTCCATGGTCATTGCTCCCTGTTATGCCGCGATCACGAAACCGGAAGTGTCGCGTTTCGCTTTGCGTCCTTTCGGCGTCAGTCCGACGATAACGCCGCGCGGATCCAAATGCCGCAAATCGTGCTTGTCGCCGTCGATGACGGTGAGGCCGCGCCACGTTTCCGGTACGGATTTGAATACCACGGCGGCATTGCCGCGACCGGACGCGACAAGAGCGACGGCCGCATCTTCGTTGTGCTCATGGCGCGAAAGAGTGAGCGAATAATTCGCCGGCAAGGCGCGTTCGAAACGCCGCGCGCTCTTGGTATAATCGACGAATTGAATATCGGGGAAAGCCTCCATCAAATTGCGATACCGGACGCCGTTTCGGACGCACGCGATACCTTGCCATGCGATATCGGTGGACCCGTTCATTCGGACGCATAGCATCATGCCAAGCTTGTGGGCTTTGAGAATGCCCAGTTCGATCGATCGAACCACATCCCGCATATAAACCGCGCGATCGCGCATGAAACGCCGCGCCTTGTCGATGCGAGAACGGCGGACGGAATTAAGGTCGGCGTCGTCCGCGACCATGCCGGCTTGGCCACTATGCCAGCCGAGACAAAGCGCCTTGCATCCGTCGGATGCGTCCGGGCAGAGATTACCGACGCCGGCGAGAGAAGCGGGTGCCATATAGTGAATCGCGTTGAGATAGCCATAACCCTGAGCCTTCACGGCTTTCGCGCTATCGAAAGAAAAGATGCGGTTTTGCATTGTCGTCTTCTCCCATTGTGCCGCCTTGGCGGTTCGATTACTTGACGTTTCGGAAGTTCTTCGCCGACGCGGCCGCTTTGATTGCGCGGTCGATAGTAGGGAAACCCGTGGCGGCGAACCCGCATTGCGCCCCCTCGACGACGCGCCACACGAAACGCCCGTTCCGCTTCTTGATGAGCGTCGCCTTCTGCCAGCCCATGTAGACGTCGTGATATTCGGCGGTGTGCATCGTTCTCTCCCATGTGGTCATTGCGACCGTGTAAACAGAATGTCACAGGCCGGATCGGGCGTCAACAAAAAAATTACAGGACAACCGAAAAAAGTTCGATCAATGTGGCAAGGCGTTGAAAACACGAGGGAAAAATGGAAGACGGAAAGCCTGTAGACCTGCGGAATTGGGCGGTGGTTCCTGCCCGCAGCGTCGGCGACAAGCGTTTGTCTCATAATGACCGGCTGGTCCTGTTGGGCTTAGGCCTCTACACGAACGGCGCGGGCGTCTGTTGGCCCACGCATGAGACCCTGCAACGTCATACCAAGCTGGGGAGAGCGGCCGTCATGGCGGCGATAAAGCGCCTCGAGGCTCATGGGTACGTGCGCCCGCTGAAACCCGAGTACTACCCCGGGCAGAAATCGAAATGGCTGACCAATCGGTATCAGGTGCTTTGGCGCGGCAAGGATCCGCTGCCGCGTCTGGAAGAGCTTCGCGACGCCCGGCTCTACAACGCCGGAGAAGACCCCGAGGAAGATCGCGCGGCACAAGCGGAGATCGCACCAACGCCCAGCGCGAAGCCGGATCAGACATACACCGAAAGGGAGCTTGAGGGTGTAGCAGCGGCCTTTAACAGAGCGCTTGGTGCTTATGGTTCCTTCGCCGATCTCTCTCTCGCTCGCTCCGACGCCGCATCCTTCCTCGCATCGCTCGACGGTGCAAACGCTGAAACCGCAATCGCTGACAGGCTTCGAAGGTACGTCGCCTCGAGAGGGTCAGTACCTTCTCGCCTCACGCAGATCCTACAACCCTAGGACGGTCAGACACCCCTTGTGCAGCGCGGCCGGGGCAGAACACACCCCTTGCCCCCCCGGCCCCTGCGCTATGTAGCGGGGTAACCCACTAAACTTTTTTCTTGTTTTCGGAGGCTCGACATCAGCCGCTGTTCTGCGCTGGTCCAACCGCTCTTCCTCGGTAGCCCCTTGGGCTCAGCCTTGGCGGTCGCTGTCTGGCGTACCATCCATCAACCGCTCTCAGGTTGTTCTGGATGCTTCGCTCTCCCCCTCACCCCCTCATTTGGCCGAATCACGATTCTTGTCAAGATAGGGATTAGTCTAATACGGCTCCGATCTGAGGCGTGGACTGGGGTCGAGGTTCCGGCTTGTCCACAGGGAGTTGGGCTTTCCTTTGAACGCCGCTGTGTTACAACTTTCTCGTTGACCCATGGAGTGACGGATGCGCGGTGTTCGGAAGTATCGTTCCGGCTTGTCTTCGCCTGACGAGGGCAAGAAGGCGGCGGTCATGGGCGAGTTGGAGTTGATCGGCGGCTCCAAGATCACCGACGTGCTGCAATGGGATTCGTCGGGCAACGTGTATCTGACGGCGACGGATCAACTGCCTGACCACGTCAAGCGGGCGATCAAGAAGGTGAAGGTCACGCCCAACAAGGAAGGGCTGAACTCCATCGAGGTCGAGATGCACGACAAGCTGTCGGCGCTGCGGATGCTGGCGAAGCACCACGGCCTGATGGAAGTCGCGGAAGACACGAACCGTCCGTCGATCATCGGCATCAATCTGCATGGACCGGGTGCGCCCGTAACGACGTATCAGGTTGCCGACAAACAGGAAGAAGACGAGTGAGAGCCAAAGGCGCGACTGCCCGCAAGAAGGACGTGGATCACGAAGCCCTATCGGGCATGAACTTCGACTTCTCGCAAAGCCCGACCGTCTGGTCGTTCCTGCACGACGACTCGTTCTTTCGTGGGCTGCTCGGCCCGGTCGGAAGCGGCAAGTCCTATGCGTGCGCTGCGGAAGTCATCCTGCGGGCGGTAAAGCAGCCGCCCAGCCCCATCGACAACATCCGCTACAGCCGCTTCGTCGTGGTGCGAAACTCGTACCCAGAACTGCGGACGACCACGATCAAGACGTGGACCGAGATCTTCCCCGAGAACGTCTGGGGTCCGATGCGCTGGTCGCCTCCGATCACGCACCACCTGAAGCTGCCGCCGCGCGACGGCATCCCCGGTCTGGACGCGGAGGTCATCTTCCTTGCCCTCGACCAGCCCAAAGACGTGCGTAAGCTACTTTCGCTTGAGCTTACAGGGGCATGGGTCAACGAAGCTCGCGAACTGCCGCTGGCGGTGATCCAAGGCTTGACGCACCGAGTGGGGCGCTATCCCACCAAGGCGAACGGCGGTGCCCCGTGGCGCGGCATCTGGGCCGACACGAACCCGATGGATTCGGATCACTGGTGGTTCCGGCTGTCCGAGAAGGAAACCATCAAGGGCAAATACAAGTGGACCTTCTTCAAGCAGCCCCCCGGCATGGTCGAGGCGCTGGCCGATGAACCGGACGCCATCCTTGGCGCGGGCAAATACTGGCGCATCAATCCCGAAGCCGAGAACATCAACAACCTTCCGGTCGGCTATTACGACCAGCAGCTTGGCGGAAAGAATCTCGACTGGATCAAGTGCTACGTCGCGGGCGAGTATGTCTACGTCCAAGAGGGCAAGCCCGTCTGGCCGGAATATTCCGACAGCCAGATGAACGTGGACAAGATCGACTACGCGCCGGATCTTCCGCTGCACATCGGTATCGACTTTGGTCTTACCCCGGCAGCCGTCTTCGGACAGCGCACGCGGTCCGGACGCTGGAACATCATCCACGAGATCGTGGCCTTCGACATGGGCCTTGAGCGGTTCGGCCACATGCTGATCGGCGACATCCATCAGCGGTTCCCGAAGGCGCAGATCTTCATCTGGGGCGACCCGGCGGGTATGGCGCGCGACGGCATCTTCGAGGTCACGGCGTTCCAGCACCTGAAGTCGCTGGGCTTGAATGCCCAGCCTACCCAGAGCAACGACTTCATGGTCCGTCGCGAGGCGGGCGCAGCACCGATGCAGAGGTTGATCGATGGCAAGCCGGGCCTTCTGGTGGACTCTAGCTGTGTTCGTGTTCGGAAGTCTCTCGGCGGTGGTTATCACTTTAAGCGCATCGGCGTTGGGGGTGGCACGGATCGCTTTCGTGATGCACCAAACAAGAACGAACATTCGCACGTGGGCGATGCCTACGGTTATCTCATGCTCGGTGGCGGGGAATATCGTGTTCTGACACGCGGGCAGACGGCACATCATCCGCAGCGCACTCATGTAGCCCCGATGGACTTCAATGTCTTTTGAGCTGATCGACAAGATGAACAAGGTACTGCCGCCCGAGTGCAGAGCGGTCATCTTCCACTGGGGCCATCTTCATCTGATGGAACTGGCGGAAGATCAGAAGCTGACCATGCAGCACATCCCCGACTACGGCAAGACGATCCAGCATTACGCTGATGTCGGCCATAGCTGCACGATTCTACTGGACGGCAAGCCCGCCTTGGCTTTCGGCACGATCAAGCTGTGGCCCAACGTCTTCGAGCTTTGGATGATCGCCGATCAGGTAGCGGTGAAGAAGAGGCCGAAGACCCTGACGAAGTACGCGATCCGCGCAGTCCGCATCGTAGAGTTCATGCTTCAGCCGCAGCGTTTGCAGCTAGTAGTGCGCCGTGATAATTTCTCGGCTTGCAAATGGGCGCGTGCCATCGGCTTCGAAGAAGAAGGCACCGTTCGGAAGTATACACCGGATGGACGCGACTGCGTCTTCTACGCGAGGGTCTGACATGGGTGCGATGTTCTCTAAGCCGAAGATGCCTGACACTTCCAAGCAGGAAGCGATCATGGCGAAGCAGGAAGAGCGTGTCGCTCAGCAGGAGACGGAGAAGACCCGTCAGCTTCAGGCGCGGCGTCGGGCTGTCGGTCGCAGCGGCATGGCCGCGCTTCTCAGCCCCGAGCGTCCCAACGCCGAGATGGGCTTGCAGTCCACGCTTGGACCGGGCGGCATGTAATGGTTGCGAAGAAGTATCAGAACCCCGAGGGCGGGCTGAACGCGGCGGGGCGTGCTTTCTTCAAGCGCACCGAAGGCGCAAATCTGAAAGCCCCCGTCAAGGGTGCCCCCAAGAGCCGCGAGGCGCTGGGCCGCAAGGCCAGCTTCTTGGCGCGCATGGCGGGCAACCCCGGTCCTGACTTCGACGAGAAGGGTCGTCCCACTCGCAAGCTGCTGTCGCTGCGGGCATGGGGCGCAAGTTCGACGGCGGATGCAAAGGCCAAGGCCAAGCGTCTGTCCGAGCGCCTGAAGAACATGAAGGACTGAGCCATGGCGAAGAGCACGGTCAACGCTGCGGGGAACTACGACAAGCCCGGTATGCGGAAGATGCTGTTCGAAAAGATCAAGGCCGCGAACGTGCAGGGCACGGCTGCGGGTCAGTGGTCTGCCCGCAAGGCGCAGTTGCTTGCCAAAGAGTACAAGGCCAAGGGTGGGGGTTATACAAGCTGATGAAAGCCCCCCAGAAATCCCTGAAGGCATGGACCGAACAGAAGTGGCGCACCAAGTCCGGTAAGCCCTCTTCCGAAACCGGAGAGCGGTATCTACCGGAAGCGGCTATCAAGTCGCTGTCTCCGCAGGAATATGCGGCCACCACCCGCGCCAAGCGCGAAGGCAAGGCCAAGGGTGAGCAGTTCGTGAAGCAGCCGAAGACCATTGCCGACAAGGTTCGGTCGTTCCGCAAGAAGGGAATGTAAGATGCCCATGCACTATGAGGACGACGAGGAAGACACCTTCCCGATGATGGCGAAGCGCAAGATGATGCGCGCCATGAAGGCCAAGAAGATGGAAGAGGAATCGCCCGAGATGGAGAGCGAGACCGAAATGTCTCTGGTCAAGATCGAAATCAACGTCGGTGAGAACAACGGCAAAGGAAAGAAGTGATGCCTCTCAAGTCCGGTTCCTCCCAGAAAACCATCTCGCAGAACATCCGCACCGAAATGAAGGCGGGTAAGCCGCAGAAACAGGCTATTGCCATCGCGCTTTCCAAGGCGGGCAAGGCTCAGAAGCAGAAGAGCAAGTAAGGACACAGTCATGGCGCGCATGAAAATCGAAGAAGTGATGAAGCGTTCTTCGCTTGCCAATGCGCGCAAGGACGAATGGCGTACGATCTACGAAGAGTGCTACGAGTATGCGCTCCCGCAGCGCAACTTGTACGACGGATACTACGAGGGCGGCACGCCGGGTCAGAAGAAAATGCAGCGGGTCTTCGACTCAACCGCCATCGATTCTACCCAGCGTTTCGCCAATCGTATCCAGTCGGGCCTGTTCCCGCCCTATCGGTCGTGGTGCCGTCTGCAAGCGGGCAACGCCATCCCGGCCCAGCGTCGTGGCGAGATCCAGATCATTCTGGACGCCTACAACGAGCAGATGTTCAACGTGATGCGGCAGACCAATTTCGACCTTGCGATGTCGGAGTTCCTGCTGGATCTGGCTGTGGGCACCGCCGTGATGCTGATCCAGCCGGGTGACGAGACCACGCCCATCCGCTTTACGCCTGTGCCCCAGTATCTGGTGGCGCTGGAAGAAGGCCCGCACGGCACCGTGGACAACGTCTACCGCAAGCTGCGGATCAAGGGCGAGGTCATCGAACGCCAGTGGACGGACGCCAAGATCCCGCCGGATCTGAAGGCGCAGATCGCTCGCAAGCCGACCGACGATGTCGAGTTGCTGGAAGCGACCGTCTACAACAAGGCCATGGGTTTGTACTGCTACCACGTCATCCACGAGAAGACCCGCAGCGAGCTTGTGTATCGCACGATGCGCGTCAGCCCGTGGATCGTGGCCCGCTATATGAAGGTGGCCGGCGAGGTCTACGGTCGTGGCCCGCTGATCTCGGCGATGCCCGACATCAAGACGCTGAACAAGACGCTGGAACTGCTGCTGAAGAATGCCTCGCTGGCTATCGCGGGCGTATATACGGCGGCTGATGACGGCGTGCTGAACCCGCAGACCGTCCGCATCCAGCCGGGTGCGATCATCCCGGTTGCGCGCAACGGTGGCCCGACCGGGCCGTCGCTGATGCCGCTGCCCAAGGCTGCCGACTTCAACGTGTCCCAGATCGTGATCCAAGACCTGCGGATGAACGTAAAGAAAGTACTGCTCGACGACACGCTTCCCCCCGACAACATGTCTGCCCGCTCGGCCACCGAGATCGTGCAGCGCATGAAGGAACTGTCGCAGAATCTCGGCAGCGCGTTCGGTCGTCTGATTACCGAAGCCATGATCCCGATCATCAACCGCATCCTGTTCATCATGGACGAGCAGGGCTTGATCCAGATGCCGCTCAAAGTCGATGGTCAGCAGGTCAAGGTCGTGCCTGTCAGCCCGCTGGCTCAGGCGCAGAACATGGATGAAGTGAACGATGTGCTCCAGTTCATGCAGGTCGTGCAGATGATGGGACCGGAGGCGCAGATCGCGCTGAAGAAAGACAACATCATCGACTTCATCGCCCAGCGCCTCGGCGTTCCGGCCAACCTGCTCACCACGCAGGAAGAGCGCCAGATGCTGATGCAGCAGATGGCTCAGGCCGCGCAGCAAGCCATGGCGATGCAAGGCGGTGCTGAAGGCCAGATGGCTCCTCCTGAAGCAGGGATGATGCAGTGAACGACTGGGATGTGATTAGAGACTTCGCCAACCCGACCAAGGGTGGCGATGCACAATCCGACATGGACAAGTTGTACGCTCACTTGTTCGGGTCGCCCGAAGGTCTGAAGGTTCTAGCTGACCTTCGGAGTCGCACTATCGAACAGCCCTCGTGGTATCCCGGCGAAGATCCTTCGCATGGGTTTGCGCGCGAGGGCCAGAACTCGATTGTGCGGATGATTGAAGAGCGGATCAAACGCGCGAGGATGTAATGGCAGACGAACAGACAACTCTGGCCCAAGGGTCTGAGGCGGCAGCCGAAGACACTCAGGACAACCGGGGCCTGTTGGCTATCGAACCCGAAGCCGAAGCCGATCCCAACAAGGTAGAGATCCCCCATCTGGAAGGGCAGCAGCCCCAGCAGACGGAGGAAAAGTCCGACGAAGAGATCGAAGAGTGGGTACGCCCCGACTACTGGCCGGAACAGTTCTGGTCGGATAGTGACGGTCCCGATGTCGAGAAGCTGGCGAAGAGCTATCAGGAACTTCGCGCCAAAATGTCTCAGGGCAAGCACAAGGCTCCTGCGGACGGCAAGTATGATCTGGGCGTGTTCAAGAGCGCCGGGGTCGATGAGGGCGATGACCTTCTTCAGAAGTACGTGTCGAAGGCCAAGGATCTCGGCATGTCGCAGGACGCCTTCGAAGAGATGGCGAAGCTGTACATGGAAGAGGTCGGTGCTTCTTTCGAACAGGTCGCGGTCAATCGTGACGCTGAACTGAAGAAGTTGGGTCCGAAAGCTGACGACATCTTGAAGGCCAACAATCAGTGGCTGACCAAGTTGTCACGCAGCGTGCTGACTCAGTCGGAAACCGATGCAATCGTAAGGGCTTCCGGCTCTGCGGCGTTCGTGTCCGCTCTGAACAAGATCCGTCAGGCTTCGGGTGAAATGGCGATCCCGACCGACGTGTCTGCTGCGGACAGCGGCGCTCCGTCCAAGGAAGATCTGTACGCCATGGTCGGCGATCCGCGTTACGGCAAAGACATGCAGTTCACGCGGCAAGTCGAAGGCCTGTTCGCCAAAGCATTCGACTCCACGCCGATGCGCTGATTGACTAAATCGGGCGGGGGTGCATATAGTCCCCCGTCCGACAACCTAGCGATAGACCGGACAGCCCAAGGTCGGGACACCTTAAAGTCCAAGTAGACAGCCCCTCGCGGAGAACTGTCGCGCCGAACCCCTAGTCGAACTCCATCAGGAGAAACACAATGTCGCTTCAGATTTCGAGCGCCTTTGTCACCCTGTTCGACGCGGAAGTTAAGCAGGCGTATCAGGGCCAGCGTGCCCTTGCCGGCCTTATCCGCGAGCGTTCCGGTGTCGAAGGTTCCACCGTCCGATTCCCCAAGATCGGTAAAGGCGTTGCCCAGCAGCGCATCCCGCAAGCCGATGTCACGCCTCTGAACGTGTCCTACTCTCAGGTCACGGCCACGATGCAGGACTTCATCGCCGCCGAATACTCGGACATCTTCAACCAGCAGAAGGTCAACTTCGATGACCGTCGCGAACTGGTTCAGGTCGTGTCCGGTGCCATCGGTCGCCGCATGGACCAGATCGTGATCGCCGCGCTTGAAGCGTCGGGCACTACGCTCACGGTCGATGAAGACCTTGGCGCGGCTGACTCTTCGCTGACCGTGACCAAACTGCGTCGTGCCAAGCGTCTGCTTGATGCGAACAACGTGCCGATGGATGGCCGCGTTGGCCTCATCCATGCGCGTTCGCTGGAAGGTCTGCTCGGTGAAACGGCTGCTACGTCGGCTGATTTCAACACGGTTCGCGCGCTCGTCGCGGGCGAGATCGATACCTTCCTCGGCTTCCGGTTCGTCACCATCGGCGACCGCGATGAAGGTGGTCTCGGCTTCGGCTCGGCGAACATCCGCCAGAACTGGTTCTTCCATCGTGATGCCGTCGGTATGGGCATCGGCATGAACTCGAAGACCGAGATCAACTACGTCCCCGAAAAGACGTCGTTCCTCGTGGCCTCGATGTTCTCGGCTGGTGCGGTTGCCATCGACCCCGAAGGCATCGTGAAGGTCGAAACCTTCGAATCGTAAGGAGAGACCATTATGGCATTCGAAATCACCAACTTCGGTCCTGCTGGTGGCCAGTCTCGTCGGGGCAATGTCCCGATGAACTGGAACTACAAGACCACTGATGCCCACACTGTTGTTGACGGTGCCGGCTACTTCAATGCGGGCACGGCTTTCGGTGGCGTCTACAACCACCTTGAGATCGGCGACAAGATCTATGTCGTCGTTGTCAACGGCAGCGGTGTTCTCCAGACGGCCGGCTTCCATGTCGTTAAGGACAAGGCTTCCGGCACGGTGGACGTGACGAACGTCACGGCCCTTGTGGTCACCGACTCCGACTAATCTCTGATGGCAAACGCCATCTATGAGACGAAACACCGGGGTTGCGCCATCGTATGTGGCGCAGCCCCTTCTCTATTTGTCGATCTAGAAGAAGCACGGCGATTGCGCCCCGGTGCCGACATATACGGGTGCAATAACACCGCCGCACTTGTGCCGGAAATCGAACATGTCTGGACTCATCATCCTACATTGGCTGGCCAGTTCAAGCGGGATGCAAAGCGCCCGATCTTCGTGCATGGGAACACCCAGTACCCCGACATCGACTACTTCTGGCCCGCGCATTGGATCTGCGGTTCGTCGGGCGTGGGATCGGCTTTGTGGGCGCGATGGCTCTTAGGCTACGATGAAGTCATTATGTGCGGCATTCCGCTGACCCCGGAGAGCAAGACATACATCGATGGGTATCCGACCAAGCCGATGCGAAACAGTCAAACGGAATGGGCGCACGACGGCAACTTCAATACGTGGCATCGTCAGGTACTCATTCGAAAAGATGAAGGCCGCTTTGTCGGCATCACGTCGATGTCCGGTTGGACGCGAGAAACATTCGGATCGCCGAAATGATTAGGATCGTGACCGTCCTGAAGAGCGGCGGCGAGTACACCTATAGGCACGTCGAGGCGCTGCGCCAAATGTGCGCCGACCATGCGGGTATTCCGCACGACTTCGTGTGTCTGTCGGATTTGAAGCGTGGCGACGTGGTGCCGCTGACGGAGAACTGGCCCATCTGGTGGTCCAAGATGGAAATGTTCAAGCTGCCGGGACCGTGCATCTATTTCGATCTGGACACCATCGTCTGTGGCTCGCTCGAACAAGCCGGCGAACTAGCCAGAACGGTTCCATTCGCGATCCTGCGTGACGCCTACCGGGGCAAGCACAACCCCTATGCCATGCAGTCCAGCGTGATGATGTGGAACGAGAACATCCGCCCGCTCTACACGGTGTTCGCCATCGATGCGGCTCGCTACATGAAGATGAAGGGCGGCGATCAGGCGTTCATTGAAGACGTACTACGTACAACTACGTACATCCAAGACGAGTTGCCGGGTCAGTTCGTCTCGTACAAGGTGGATGTGCGCGGCAAGGGTGTGCCGAAAGATGCGCGAGTGATCT